TCCAATCTCTGATATTCTTCGCTAAACATGGACGCCCGCGCTGTTGCTGCTGGAAGTTCACCAAGACCTTTTGCTCTTGTGACTTCACCTTTTATTTTAGTTCTTACTTTATTAAATTCATCATCGGTAAAGTAGTAAGACTCTTTTCCCTTATTATTTACAATATAAAGGGGCGAGCGCAACCAATATAAGCGACCTTCTTTTATAAACTGTGGCGCAAGATATTGAAGTGCGGCCGTTATCAAAAGTGCGATATGCGAGCCGTCAGAGTCAGCATCTACGCAGATTGCGATTTTTCCATAACGAAGTTTTTGTGCATTATATCTGCCCGGAACAATATTCATGGCGCTTAACAGTAGTTTAATTTCTTCGTTGTTGAAGATTTTTTCTTCCGGATTGGATAGGCAGTTAATAATTTTGCCGCGTATCGCAAGAATTCCATATCGTGTATAGTCGCGCGCTTGTGCCATACCGCCCATCGCACTATTACCTTCTACAATTAGAAGGGTTGAATTTTGTCCAAGAAATTCAGCGTCCTTTAATTTATCTGATGCAAAAACTTTTTTCTTTTGGTTTTTCTCAACTTCCTTTGCCGCGTCAAGTACTTGCTTGCGCGCCCTCTCTGCTGCTCTTTCCGCTTTCAACTCTTTTGTCAGCAACTCAAAAATTGAATCGAACTCTTGCGTATATCTCTGCGCAAATTCATTCAACATTTGTGTTGTCGCACGCTGCGCAAGCCCGCGCAATTCTGGATTGTTGACTTTTGTTTTTGTTTGGTTAGCGAAACTTGGATTTGGTACTTTACAGTTTACAACATAAAAAAGACCACTTCGCGCAATATCTGCGTTAAATTCATTTTTGAACTTTTTCTTAAAGAAATTCGTAAGCGCAGTTTTAACCCCAGTTAACGACGTGCCGCCTTCTGAATTAGCAAGTCCATTAGTGAATACAAACCAATGCTCTTTTCGGTCGGCCGCCCACTGCATGGCAACTTCACATTCAATTCCATTTTCTTTTATTGAAATATAAAGTGGTGTTTTGTGAATTGGCTTTTTAACAGAGTCTTTTAAAAAGTCAAGTATTCCGTTTTTAGAATAATATGTGACTTTTTCATTTGTATCAACATTTAATAGAGTAAATTTGACTCCTTTAGTTAGATAAGACCAATTTCGACACATTTCTTTTAAATCTTCAAACTTAATATGAATTGGTTCAAGATTAAATACTTCTGGTGACGGTCTAAATTTAACAAAAGTTCCTGTCCCATCGGCTTTTTCATCTTCTTCAATTTTAAAATCTTCTTTAATTCCATTTTTTAGATAAAGATAAGCCATTTTTCCATCGCGATGCGAGATAACTGTAAATTCTTCGGCAGAAAGAGCAACGCCTTTCGCACCTATGCCATTCATTCCTGCAACATTCTGATAAATTTTTTCATCAAATTTCCCACCAGTATGTGGCATTGTATAAATAGCTTCCATTGCTTCAGTGCCGTCTTCTCTTACACCAAATGGAACTCCACGTGCATTATCTTCTATTTTTACTTTATTACCTTCTAACCCAATCCAAATCGTATCGCCATAACCCATTGTAGCTTCATCTATTGAATTGGTAATAATTTCGCGAACGCATTGAAGAACGCCTTGATTATCAGCGCTACCCATATACATAGCCACACGTTCGCGCACTGCATCGCGGAAACTTAAAGTTTCTATTGATTTAGCGTCATAAGTCATTTATTATTCTCCTTAATAATGTTTGCATTTATTTTATTCTATTATAATTATAAGATAATTTTTAAGAATTGTCAATTTTTTAGAATATTATATAAAAAAATGCACTTATTAATAGAATAATTATTTAAAAAGGAGGTCGATATGGGTAAACAAGAAGTAGTTAACTACGTAATGAATAGTCCCTATAATTCTAATAAGGCTGTATTAGAAAGCCTACTAGAAGATTTAGAAAATAATAGTTCATTAGAAGAATATTTTTTAGAATATGATGAAGAACAAGCTGAAGGTTACGTTATAACTCTCCCAAATATATACGAAAATGGTACTCTAATATATGAAAAAAGATTCTTTTTAATACATTACCCAGAAGAAGATGGCGGCGCGGTAAATCCAGCTTTTATATTTGAAAATGAAGAAGAAGACTGTTTACAACTTTTTAGTTTAGAAGGAATATATTTTAATTTAGAGGATATATCTCAGGATAAGTATATTATGACGTATAAAGGTCAATGGTTTCCTCCTTCTTCTGGTGAGGGGACGATAATACCAGTACAATTTACTTGGAGTAGTTTAGGAACTTCACAAATTATTCTGCCGGCTGCTTATGGACAGAATGCGATAAAGCTGGTAAGTCTTTCAGCGGAGGGTGAACAGACGATAACATCTTATATTAATAGCAAATGGTCAGGTGGTATTCAAATTTTTATTAATAATTACCCTTCGAATAAGGAACTTTACGTTCAATATATGATAAATAATGAATTAAAAGGTGAACAAGAAATAATACAAAGATTTAATTATATATATCCTCTTGATTATTTTTCTGATGAAACTCCACTTGAAATGCAAGAACTTTTAATTAATTTTTATTTTAAAGAATCGGATAAATAAATTGAAATAACTACCTATAAAATAGGTAGTTATTTTTTTCATGTTTAGTTTTTTATATTTTTGAAGTCTTCCCATTCTGATAGTTTGTCAGCACACTTATCACACCACGGACTAATCCACCCCATCGAAATTTTAGTTGCTGGTTGTCCACAATTTATACAAATCTTTCTTGAAAGTTTCCTATACTTATTAGTTATATTATAAACTTCCTGTGGCGCGCCGAAATCATACCATCTAAGTTCACCATATTTTTCTTTTATATCGACTATTCTATAATCATATAAAAAATCATTTTCAATAAGTATTTTTCTTATTTCCTCACATATTTGTATTCCAAAAGCGCGGCGCCACCCAGAAGGCATTAAATCAAGTATTATATAATTATAATCTTCTTTAGGTTTATCTGTCCAAATGTTGTGAGCTATTAGAAAAGGATACCGTTCACATAGAGCTTTATTATAAATTTCTTCAATTCTTTCTTTATTCATTATCTTCTCCTTCCCAGTTTGGTGGAACAAATTTATCAGCCGGCCGCCAACGCCATCCGTTATTGTCCCACATGAGGAAATAAGTGTGATGGAAGGTTGGGTCACAATAGGTGTCGAGAACTTGGTAGATTTTTTGATTATCGATTCTTTTTACTTTAAACATTTGATTAATATTCCTTTTTTCTTAAAGTTAGGCTAAGAAGAGGGCAACTGAATTTTTCTGTGTAGAGTAACTCTGGTTCATGTAAACTTATTGAATATATATTATATCCTTCTTTAATTAGTTCGGCCGCACGTAATATGCCGTCATTAGCTTCATTCATTTTAATACGAAATTCAATTTCTGAAACTTTTTGATTCATTTTATTTACTCCTTTCCATTATATTTATATTATAGAAGAATTTTTAAGAAAAAGCAAATTTGGAGATTTAAACGGTAGTTTTATCACTTATATAAGACAGATATTTTTTGACTAATTATAAGGAGGTTTTATGAATACGGAAGAAATTATTGAATATATAATGACCACTCCTGGTAATGTAAATTGGAATGTTTTAAAATTTTTATTAGATGAAACAGTTGATAAAAAAGGCTTAAAAAAATATGTACAATTAACCCCTAATAATATGAATAGACAAGTTGTACGTAGTTTTTTTAGTAGTTCCGGCGGCGGTAGTGTAGTTGGAACGGCAATTGTTGGAACTAGTTTAGTAGGAGGTTAATTAAATGGCATACGAAAAACAAACATGGGTTAATGGTGATGTAATAACTGCTGAGAGGTTAAATCATATTGAAGATGGTATTACTGATGCGTGTAGCGTGTTCGTTGCGGATGTAAAGGCAGTTCAAGGCAATGATAGTTGGACATGCGAGACAGACACGACATATGAAGATATAGAAAATGCTTACAACAGAGGGAAGGTAGTCTTCATTAGGCTTACAGTAGCACCTACGGGATATCCAGAATCTTATTGGAAAAGAGCCACACTTTCGATGACAGCCCATGCTGGAGGAAGCAATTTTTACTTTGATGGATACATATTTGATGGCAGTAACACACAGCGAGTATCATTGTCAGTTGACTTAAACCACACATGGACATATGCGGACAACGTTTCTAATTGATAGAGGATAAACCTTATGAGATTGATAATTTACTACTTATATAAGACAGATATTTTTGACTAGTTATAAGGAGGTTTTATGAATAAAGACAAAATTTTGGACTACGTAATGAACAGTCCCGCGAATACAAACCCTAATGTTTTGAAATCTATGCTTGAAACGTTGATTAGTGAAAACTCAGGCTATAAAATTGAAAAAGCAAAATTACCCGATCTAAATAATCAAGGTCATACAATAGCAGATTTAACTAAAATCGGTCCTTTAGTTATTTGTGAATTTAGTGGAGCAAGTTTTAATGAGAATATAGAATTTAACTTTAATGGCAGAGAAAATTTTACTCCTGACACAAAAAATACCAAAACTAGGAATTATAATAGTTTGAATTTATACTT